AAAACGGCATTGGTCGTCGTCGAAGGACGACGCAAGGCGCGCGTCGAGTTCAGTCAGTGGAAGAAGGAGTTCAGGAAAAAGCAGCCAACACAAGCGGAGACCACCAATGGCTAAGGCACAACCCACGGCACACGATAAAATCCGCGCAGCGATTGCGCGTGCACAGGCGGGGAATGGCCGGTCACTCGCCGCCCTGATCGGCGACGTGCCGCCCGGCGACCTCGCGGAGTGCATCGCGCTCGCGGTTCAACTTACACATCGCGACGAGTGGAGCGGCCTAGAAGTCCTTCTTGGTCTCACCGCTCACAAGCAGGCCGAACGCGAGCGCATCAAGGCCGAAAAGCGCGAAGCCCAACGTGCCGCCCGTGCAGCGCTGCGGGCCAAACTCGGTGCCGAGTATCTGGGAGGCGTCGCCCATGTCAGCGGTTGAACTCATGCTGTGGACGTGGTTCGCGTGGGCCGGTGCCGCTGTCTGGTACATCGGCTATCTGCGCTGCGAACTCTCACTGATGGAAGGCTTCGCCCGCCAACTCCATCAAGAGCGCAAAGAATACGAGGGTCTCGCGAATGATCACGACGAACTGCTCAAAGCGCTCTACGCCATCGTGGATGAGCCCAATCTAATCTCCTGCCGTCATATTGCCTGCGACGCAATAGGGCTCCCCGTCACGATTTACCCCGCCCTGCGGAGGTCCGCATGAGCGCCGTCGCTGAACTCGCCCCGTGGCTGATCATCGTCCTCATCATCGTCATTTGCGAGTTGGGTAAGGCGTTGCGTAGTGCCCGATCAAGCCTGCGTGAAGCCCTGAAGCAGCTTGCCGAAGCCGACAGGGCCAACGTCCGCATCCGCGCAGATCGCGACGACGCCGACGCCTCGCTTCGCCGGGTCTGCGCCGCCGTCGAGAAGCAAGCGCGGCCTCTCCCTGCCACCGATCAGGCTGGCCAGCCGTTCGCGCTTGATGCGTGGAAACCCGAAAGCAAGCCCTCGTGACCCCCGCCATCGTCGCCGAGACCAAATCCCCGCGCCTCGTCACGTCCGACGAATGGATCGAACACCGCCGCGAGGCGCGGTTCACGCTGCCGAGCCTTGTTGCCGATGGCGGCACCATCCCCGACGTGCTGATGCCCTACCAGCAGCTTCTGCTCGCAACGACCGCTGCCAACGCCGTGACGCTGGTCGAAAAATCGCGACGTACCGGCTTCACGTGGGCAGCCGGGGCCGACGCCGTCCTTACGTCGGCAGCAACGCGCGACGCTGGCGGCATGGATACGCTGTATCTGGGCTACAATCTCGACATGGCCCGCGAGTTCGTCGACACTTGCGGCATGTGGGCAAAGTCGTTCGGCCAAGCAGCAGGCGATGTCGAAGAAACGCTATTCTACGATGGCGACGACGACGCCGCGATCAAGGCCTTCCGCATCACCTTCGCGTCGGGATTTGAGATCCTCGCGCTGACCAGCAAGCCGCGCTCGTTGCGTGGTCGCCAGGGCTATGTGATCCTCGACGAGGCAGCGTTCCACGACGATCTGACTGAGGTGATCAAAGCGGCGATGGCGCTGCTGATCTGGGGTGGCAAAATCCTCATCCTGTCGACGCATGACGGCGACGCCAACCCGTTCAACACGCTGGTCACCGATGTTCGCGCCGGGCGGCTCAAATACACGCTGCTACGCTGCGATTTCGACGAGGCGCTACGCCAGGGTCTCTATCAACGCGTTTGCCTGTCCACGGGCAAACCCTGGAGCCCTGAGGCCGAAGCGGAGTGGCGGGCGCAGGTCATCGGGTTTTACGGCGAAGCCGCCGACGAAGAACTGTTCTGCATCCCCACGCGCGGCAAGGGCGCGTTTATCCCCGCGTCGCTGATCGAAGCGCGGATGCGCGACGGCATCCCAGTCATTCGCTACGAACAGTCGGCCCAATTCGCAGAATGGCCAGAACACCTGCGCAAAGCCGAAATCCGCGACTTCTGCGAACAGCAATTGAAGCCTCTGCTCGACAAGCTCGACCCGCGCTTCGCGCACGCGTTCGGCCAGGACTTCGGGCGCGTGTCCGACTTGTCGGTGCTGTGGCCGCTGACGATCCGCGCCGACCTCAAGCGCGAAACGCCGTTCGTCGTCGAGCTGCGCAACATCCCGTTCGAGCAGCAAAAGGACATCGCCTTCTACATCATCGACCGACTGCCACGGTTCGTCGGCGGCGCGTTCGATGCCACCGGCAACGGCGCGTATCTCGCCGAAGTCGCCATGCAACGGTTTGGCTCGGGCCTGATCCTGCAGGTCAAGTTCAGCATCGAATGGTATCGCGAGAACATGCCCAAACTCAAAGCGGGCTTCGAAGACGACACGCTGATCATACCCAAGGACGCCGACATTCTCGGCGATCTGCGGCTCATCAAGAGTATCGACGGCGTCGGCCAAATCCCCAAGGCGCAGCGCACCAAGGGCCAAGACGGCGCGTCCCGCCACGGCGACGCAGCCATCGGTCTGGCGCTCGCCTACCACGCAACCACGCTCGACCTCGTCGCCTACGGCTACCAGTCGGGGGCAATTGCACCCGTCACGGGCCGCGACCGGCACGCCGATGATGACTGGCGCATCGTCAAAACCAACGGCGGCTTCAAGGCGCGAACCGGGGTCTTGTAAATGGCACGCAACACGCAAATTCTGGGGCCTGACGGTGAGCCAGTGGTTCGCCGCGCCCTCACGCAAGAGGTGGCAGCCCCCGAACTCGCTGGCGTCCGCACGCTCTGGCACGACGCGATTGCACCGGGGCTCACCCCGCAACGCCTCGCCTCCATCCTGCGCGCCGCCGACCAAGGCGACCACCGCGACTACCTGACGCTCGCCGAAGAAATGGAAGAGCGCGAACTGCACTACACCGCCGTGTTGTCGACCCGCAAACGCGCGCTCTCGTGCATCGACCCCGTTGTCGTCGCGGGCGGAGAAAGCGCACGCGACCGCGAAATTGCAGACGCCGTCGAAGACCTCGTTGAACAGCCCGTCTTTGCCTCGATGATCGAGCACCTGGTCGACGCCTACGGCAAAGGGTACGCCGTCTCCGAAATCATGTGGGAGACCAGCGCCAAGCAGTGGTTGCCCTACGACTATCGCGACCGCGATCCCCGCTTTTTCACGTTCAGCCAAGTCGAGCGCACCGTCATGCGGTTGGCGTCGCTGACCGATCCCGTCGACGGCGATCCGATGCCGCCCTACAAGTTCGTCCGCCACGTGCCGCGCCTTAAATCCGGCATTCCCGTCCGTGGCGGATTGGCCAAGCCAGCCGCATGGGCGTTCGTGTTCAAGTCCTACACGCTCAAGGATTGGGTCGCGTTCTGCGAAGTGTACGGGATGCCGATCCGCGTCGGCAAATACGGCCCGATGGCAACCCCCGAAGATCGCGGCCAACTGCTCAACGCCGTCCGCAACATCGGCAGCGACGCGGCAGCGATCATCCCCGCGACGATGACGATTGATTTCGTCGAAGGTGGCGGCAGCAAGGGCGGCGGCGGGGCTGCGATCTTTTCAGGGTTGGCCGACTATCTCGACAAGCAGATTTCAAAGCTCGTCCTCGGACAGACCATGACGAGCGACGCCGGTGGATCGCTGGCGCAAGCCAAGGTTCACGAGAACGTCCGCCACGATATCAAGCTCGCCGACGCGCGCCAGCTCGAAACGTCCATCAACCGCGACCTGATCCGCGCCTTCGTCGACCTGAATTACGGGCCTCAGGCGAAATATCCCAAGCTCGTGCTGCCCGTGCCGGTGCCGGAAGATTTGACGGGTCTGGCGACCAACCTGAAGACGCTGGTCCCGCTCGGCCTGCGCATTTCGGAAGCTGACGTGCGTGACCGGTTCGGGTTCAACGAGCCCGAAGACGGCGAAGCCATTCTCGGCGCGACCGGCCTTCTCGAATTTGATCCCGAGCAAGAGTTCGACGACACAGGCGAGATCGAAGACGAGGCCGATCCGGCAGAGGCCAACGACGACGTCGAACCCGACGACGTGACGCCACCAAAGCCTCGCAAGGCAGCAAACAAATCCAAGGCGCGCAACTCCCGGCAGAAGCCGAAGCGCCCCGCGAAACGCCAGCGTAAGTCCGGTAACGCTAAGGCTAAGACGCCGAAGTATTCCGGCAGCACACCCGCCAAGGCCGTCTGCAAATCGTGCGGCGTGGCACATGCCGCCAACACGGCCCACGCCGACGCGCTCGATGATCTGACCGCGTCGGCGCTCGGCGATTGGGAGCGTGTCGCCGATCCCATGCTCAAGCCGATCCGCGATCTCGCCAATAATTCCGGCAGCTACGACGAGTTTCTGGCCGGTCTTGCTAAGGCGATGACCAAGATGGACGCCGGACGCCTCGTCGAGACGTTAGCCGCTGGCATGGCCATCGCGCGCGGCCTCGGAGATGCAGGGGTGAAGCCGTGATGATGTCGATGTCTATGATGATAGCCGCGCTGCTGGCTCATGGCCCCGACACGTTCGTTCTTGCCCCAGAACCAACGGCCATTCGACGCGGTTCCGGACAAAAACCCCAGCGCCGGTCGAAGCCAGATCACGTTCCCATCCCGTGCAGCACGGCGGACACCCAGCTTTCCAAGCGTCAAAAGCGCCGTTTACGGGCGCAGTAAAACCCTCTTCCTCGCGATACCGGAGCCCCCCATGTTCGTCGCCGCCTATCGCAAACTCATCACCATATGGCACGCCGTCGAAGGCTGGTTTTTCTCGCGTTTGATCGCCCTTCGAGAGAGCGCGGCCAACTACGAAAAGGGCGCGCTCGCCCGCCTTCACGCGCAAGACCTCAAAGACGCTTTGAAGGTGCTTCATTTCCACGTTCAAGACCTCGAAAAGCGCTGCTTCATCGACGAAAGCCACGCTGCCCGCCGCGCCCGCGAACTGATCGCCAAAATCTGACCTTGAAAGGCAGCGGTTCGAGCCATGGCAGAGACGATCCGATACATGGCCGATCCATCGCCCGAGGTGATGGCCTATTTCCGCAATAAAGGGGCCGTCACGTCGTTCGATTGGCGGGACGTTTGGCCTCAAGAACACGCCCACGCGTTCACGGTCGCCAAAGCCACCAATCTGGAGATCGTCAACACCATCCGCTCAGCCGTCGACGAGGCCATCGCGCGCGGCATCCCGTTCGAGCAATTCCGCGCCCAGTTGCAGCCCCGTTTGATGGCGCTGGGATGGTGGGGGAAACAGTTGATGGCCGACCCCCGCACCGGGGCTGTCGAATTGGTGCAGTTGGGGTCGCCGCACCGGCTGCGGATCATCTACGACGCCAACATCCGCACGGCCAACGCCGCAGGCCTGTGGGAACGCATCTGGCGGACCCGCGATATCCTCCCCTTTTTGATCTACCAAGAGACCACGTCGGCAGAGCCGCGCGACGAGCATTTGACATGGGCGCGTGAACCCGTCGTTTTGCGGGTCGATGACCCGTGGTGGGAGACCCATTTTCCACCCAACGGCTGGCAGTGCAAATGCTGGGTGTTGCAGGTCGACGAAGACGACGCCCGCGCGGCTGGCTGGACGCCCGATACCACAGCGCCGGACCTCAACCTGCAAGACTGGGAAAACAAGCGCACAGGCGACGTTTATCGCGTCCCTGAAGGCATCGATCCGGGCTGGCAAACAAACCCCGGCCTGACCCGCCAAATGCTGCTCGAAGAATACTACGCCGGACGCCTGAACGAACTCGACGGCGAGCTGAAAGCCGTGGTCCAGAAGGACATGACTTCGAACTGGCTTTTCAAGAAGATGGTCGAAGGCGAATTCTACAAGTTCGGCGAGCAAATGGGCACGCAATTCGCAGCCCCCGTGGGCGTTGCAGCCCCAGCCGTTGCAGGGGCGGCCAAGCTCAAGAATGGCGTGGTCTGGCTCACCCCCGACATGGCATGGGCGATTGGGCAAGACACGACCTCGTCGGATGAGTGGCTGAAGGCCACACGGACCATCGACGAAGGGGCTGTCATCCGCCGAAAATCGAAGGGAGACAAGGCCGATCCACGCCGGTTCGCCTTCCTGCGGAAGACGCCAATGCCAGATCATTTCGAGGTCTTCCGGGAGATCGAAGGCCAGTATTTCAAGGTCACGCTCGCCGTGCGGGACAGGACGCTCAATATGGAGCGCGTTCCCGGCGGCGAACGCCTGGTGATTACGGGGTTTGCACCCGTCGATGCGCGCACCGCGCTGCTCGAAATCGCCATGGCCCGCAACGGCGGAGCATTGATAAAAGAAGAACTGGGGACCATGACCGTTCCAAGCCCTCTAAACCCTGCCCTAATGCCCGGAAACAAGCCGGGGCAGCGTCCACTGACAGCGCCGGAACCGGTTGACCCGGCAGCCATTACAGGCCCCGGCGCGAACCCCAAACTGCAACCCGACACAAGCGCCGAGCCAAACCCGCAATTCAATCCACAGATCGGCCCCGATCCGGCTCAAAAAGGTTCAATTTCAGGCCCCGGCGGCAACCCCAGCTTCAAGCC